GCAAAAAACACTGGAGTTCCTTTAGTCTTTGGTGCATCAAATGTTACAAAGTTATCTCCAAATATTAATGGAGATCCCTCCTTTATTTTTCCTGGCAAAGGCTTCTTACATGAAAACGGAAGACACAGCGACTATACTGTAGAGTTTTGGGCAAGGATAAACTCAGACTCTAATGACCCTAAAAGAATTTTTGGACCAATCGGAAGTGAAGATGGACTTTATGTAGAAGGCGGGTTCTTAACTCTTTTGATAGATGGAAGGTTTAGTTCTCATTTTGTCGGGGAATGGTTTAGACCAATGCTAATACATGTTAGGTTAATTACTGACAACGCTACAGTATTGATTAATGGAGAGCAAGTAATATCATTAGATTTTATTACATCAAACATATCTTTGCCATCATTAACTGGAGAAGATTGGATTGGCTTTTATGCTTATAATAATGTAAGTCCTATAGAAATTGATTGTGTAGCAATATATTCATATCAGGTACCAAATGTTGTAGCAAAAAGAAGATACGTTTATGGTCAGGGAGTAGGGTCGTCAGAAAGCATTGACTCTGCATATAGTGGAACTTCTGCTTTTATAGATTACTCTTTTGCAGACTACACAGCAAACTATAACTACCCAGATTTTGCACAGTGGCAACAAGGAACATTTGACAATCTTTCAACAACCGCAACAGCACTAACAACACCTCAATATTCACTGCCAACAATATTTACTGGAACAAAAACATTACAAGATCTTTATGATGACTCAGATATCTTATATCAAAATCTTGCTAGTGGAGATTTAGGAACAGATGCTCACTTTATATCATTAAGGCCAAACTCAACTTGGAATAACGATGGAGCATACATTAACTTTGCAAATTTTAATATTTTAAATTCACAAGTTGCATCTTTGTACGGAGTTTTTCAAGTAAATAACCAGGGTAGTGGAACAGACGAAGCAGAAGAAGTATTATTTAAAGTATATAATCAAAGCACAGGAAACTACTTCTCTATCAACGTAGATGGACTAGAGATTGTGTACTCTTTATATTACTCAGGAATATCTCAAGAAATATATCGTACAGATGAGTTTGAGATAGAAGAACTTTTTGCTGCTGGAATTAATATTCAAACACTAGTAAATACATTTGGTGGAAACCTTGCAACATTCTTTGGTAATCAAAACTCTCTAAGCCTTTATGTTGGTGGAGATAACTCTGGATCTAAAACCTTTAAGGGGTATATCTTTTCTGTTGGATTTTCAACAGAGTTAAACTCAAATTCAATATCTAACTATTTTGATGATAGTGGAATTGCAATCATTGACACCTATAGTGGAAGCGGAATTGAGTCATCTGAAAATGCATTAGCCTTATTGTCACATACAGCAAGTTATACTCTTTTGCCAACATATGCCTATGGTAGTTTGTTCTTAGATATTGGTGTTTCAGGATATTGGGAAGACTATATGCCACTGTCTTATTTCGCACAGTTTGTTCAAAATGATGTAGGAAATTCTTTTTATGATTTAGATTTTTTACAGTTTAATATTGGGTATCCATCACCATCAAGCCTGCTTGAAGCAGAGACAACTGGATCTTGGACTTATGAAGAATTGGCTAGTTCATATTCATTGCCAACACAAAGAACATATCAGCAACTAGATAACTCTTTGCTTACTGGTTGGAATAATTATCAAGACCTTAAAGAAAAGTCTTTAAAGTACTATGAATACAATACTGAAGGTGCAGCAGTCAGAAGTTATGTTACTTTTCAGTATATTGCTGACGGAGCAAACTTATCACAAGATAATTTTACAACAACTATTCCTGCAAAAGAAAATGCTGTAGTTGATGTTTCGGAATATTCTTCTTGGTCAACTACAAAGTTTGAAGTTGTTGATAATACAATAATTTATCCAAGAAAAGATGTTGACTTTAATAGTTTAGCAATTGTTTATCATCTTGACTTTAATATTCGTGGAATACTAACAAAGCCAGTTTTGCTAAGAAAACTTGAACTTGCATCCCAGGCACTAAACGATAACTCATTTAATCCTATTGGAACTCGCTTTGGAACAGATCTTTTCCCCTACAAGCGCTCTGGCTTATATTTTGATTATAAATCAAAGAACCCATTTAGTATTTACAAGGGAAGCACCCCATATCTATATATGAATAGAACGTCTGGTATACAAGTTCGTGGAGACTTTGATTCAAACTTTGATCGTGGAATTTCTATACCAATTAATCAGTCTCTTGCAGAAAACTATAGAGTAAGCGCAATGCAATCTTGGATAAGGTATGATCAAGAGTCTTTTACTGCAACACCAATTCCATTATTTGAGATAAGACATAAAGCAGATACTGTTGTTTTCTTTGTTGTAGCCAATGATGAGATTGGTCAGCGAGGCAGGGTTTATGCTAAAAATAAATCAGATAACTCAGATTTTCAAGGAATATCGTATTATATTAATGGAACACTTGTAAGAGAGCCAGTATTAACAATTAAAGAATGGTCAGCACTTGGTATTAACTTTGGAGAAGCAGTAAACTTTGACTTATTTATAGGATCAATAAATCTAAATAGTCCAGCATTGTTTAATAATGTTGCATATTATCAAGCAAATAACCTTCAACAGGTACAGTCTAAGATTAATAGACCATGGCTTAAGGTTAAACAAGAAGGCATTACAAATAGAGACTGGTCTTTCTGGCTAAATAACTATACTTGGGAAGGCGTTTTGGTTATTTCTGCCTCAGCCCTATATGGAGTTAACGCTCAGGATGTATATAAAACCTATATTGGAACTAATAAGATTATCGTTGATGATGAATCAGGCATGATCTTTGATGCAGATAAGATGAAAATATACAATGACACTACATGGTCAATATCTGTAGGATCACCAGTGTAATCTGGTATACTTGTGGTTATGGATTCTTTAATAAACCCAAAAACTGGTAAACCAATAGTTGAAAATGTACGACGCAAGGTCATTGATAAGCACTATGACTGGGGTCTATACGTATACAAAAAATCAAATGGAAAGTGGTTTACTGATGGAACTGGTTCTGTACTAAACATTCCCGCTGAAAAAGGTGACATCTCAAAGATTGCAGAACTTAAAAGGGTTGCGATATTTCATGGTGATGATGGACAAGGCACAGCCCACTTTGTTCCTGGACTAACTAGAATATCTGAAGAAGAATATTCAGAACAAAAAGATAGAATGAGACAGGGTTTAATTCCAAATGTTAATGACTTAGGCGCAATCGCTGATGCACAGAAAACATTAAAAACACACGGAAGGGATGCATACGAAAGTGACTGATGATGATAACCTACAGTATGTTAGAGCAAGTCTAAATACTCAAGAACAAGAAGAAAGTCAATTTAAAGCAAGCGACCCATTTAATAAAAACTGGGAAGAATTAAAAGAGTATTCTGGTTTAGACCAAAACTTCCGTCGCCGTGTAGCAAGACAAGTAAGTAAAGCAATAACTCCAACTGAGGCATATCTAGACTCTGCAAATGCAACTCCTTCTGGCGTAGATGCTGGATCAAAGGCTTTGAATCCTGGAACGGTATACAGAAATGGATACGGTCTATTTGACGTAATTACACCACCATACAACATGTATGAACTTGCAAACTTTTATGATACATCTTTTGCTAACCATGCAGCAATTGATGCAAAGGTAGAAAACATTGTAGGTCTTGGATATCGTTTTGATATTGCAGATAGAACCGCTCTTAGACTAGAAATGTCAGATGACGAATCAGCAACAGATAGAGCAAGAAATAGAATTGAAAGAGCAAAGATTGAGTTACGTGATTGGCTAGAAAACCTTAACGACGATGACAGTTTTACAAAGATCATGGAAAAAGTTTATACAGATGTTGAAGCAACTGGTAATGGATTTATTGAAGTTGGAAGAACTACTAAGGGTGAGATTGGCTATATTGGCCATATTCCAGCAACGACTGTTCGTGTTCGTAGACTCAATGATGGCTTTCTTCAGATTATCGGACAAGCGGTTGTTTACTTTAGAAACTTTGGGGCTAACAATCCAAACCCAGTAACAGCAGATTCAAGACCAAATGAAATTATTCATATAAAGTCTTATTCTCCATTAAACACCTATTATGGAATTCCAGACATTGTTTCTGCAATGCAATCTTTAATTGGAGACCAACTAGCATCAAGATATAACATTGACTACTTTGAAAATAAGGCTGTGCCAAGATACATTATTACACTTAAGGGCGCAAAACTATCTGGTGATGCCGAAGACAAAATGTTTAGATTCCTTCAGACTGGATTAAAATCTCAGTCTCACAGAACGTTATATATTCCACTTCCTGGTGATACAGATGGCAACAAGGTTGAATTCAATATGCAGCCTATTGAAAACGGTATTCAAGATGGATCATTTAAGGAATATCGTAAACAAAATCGTGATGATATTTTAATTGCTCACCAAGTACCTATTTCAAAACTAGGTGGATCAGAATCTGGTCTTGCAGCAGCACTATCTCAAGATCGTACATTTAAAGAGCAGGTTGCACGACCTGCCCAACATCATCTTGAAAAGGTTGTTAATAAAATCATCAAGGAAAAGACAGACGTTCTTCAACTTAAGTTTAATGAACTAACCCTTACAGATGAAATTGCCCAATCTCAGATTATTGAAAGATATGTTAAGACTCAGGTAATGACTCCAAATGAGGCTCGTGAAGCACTAGATTTGCCACAGAGAAAAGATGGAGACACTCCATTTACAATGACTCCAAGACAGGCAACAGATGCTAGAGCAAACCTTGCTGGTAATCGTCAGCGGGATGCACAAAGAACTAATAGTCAATCAGATGGAACAGCAACTCTTGATGGACGTAATCCACAAGGAGAGGGAAGAGCGTCTCAATAATTGAGAAATCTCTTAAAACATTTGGTATAATGGATAACGATATGTTAATCAATAAAGCACACTGGACAACAGACAAGGATAGCGTCCGTCTGTCAATGCCTATTGGCAAGGTAGACATAGAACGCAGAATGGTATCTGGTTTTGCAACTCTTGACAATATTGACAAGCAAGATGATATTGTTACAACTGAGGCAAGTCTTTTGGCATTTAAAAATTTCCGTGGGAATCTAAGAGAAATGCACCAACCTTCAGCGGTAGGAAAGATTGTCTCATTTAAAGAAGATAAGTATTTTGACCCTAATTCAAAGAAGTTTTATAGCGGAGTTTATGTATCTGCATACGTATCAAAGGGTGCACAAGATGCCTGGGAGAAAGTCCTAGATGGCACATATAGTGGTTTTTCAATTGGTGGCAATATTAAGTCTTGGGATGATGCATACAATGCAGAAATGGACAAGGCAATTAGAGTTATTAAGGATTATGATCTTTACGAACTATCTCTTGTAGATAGCCCAGCAAACCAGTTTGCAAGCATTATTTCGGTTGAAAAAGTTAATGGTCAGAATGTTATCTCTGGAGCATCAGTAGATGCAGTAATTGAAAATGTTTTTTACGATTCTGAAAATGGTATCGTATTAGTATCTGACTCAGAAACAGCAGAAAGCCCAGTCAGTGGTAAGAACATGGAAAACATTGGTTTCGTAGAAAAAAATGATAACGAAAAAGCAAACATGATAAAGTTCTTAGTTGATAGTGCTAAAGGCATTAGTACAATTAAGATTACAAAGGAGGTAAGTCAAATGACAGAAACAACAGAAGCAGCAGTAGATGCTGTAGTTGAGAATGTTGAGATTACTCCAGAGGCACAGCCAGCAGAAGTAGAAACTCCTGCAGTCGTTGACGAAGCACCAGCAGATACTGTTGTTGAAAAGTCTGACGATGGTGGTGCAGTTCCTTCTGCTCCAGTAGTAGAAGAAGAGAGCGTTGCTCCAGAAGTTGAAGCCGAACTTGCTGTAGCAAAGTCAGATGAATCAATTGTAGATGCAGTTGCTGAAATCAAGAACT